CGCGCATCGCTGAACTCGAACGCGCCCTGAGCGCCGAACGTGAGGCGCGCGCGGATGCCGAGGCTGCGATGCAGCAGGCGCTCGATGAAGCCGAGGAACTCGACGGCTGGCGCGAGGACGTCATGCGGTTCCGCGAGTTGGCCCGCACGGACGTCAAGGCTCTCGTCGATGCTGTGATGGCGGACGCCGGAATGGAAGGCGACACGCCCGAGCGGTGATCCTTGCCAGCCTGTCCGGTTCGTGATTTCCTTTAGCTGTTTCCGGGTATTCACCATGCCCGAAACCGCGCCCGAGCCGCCTGGCTGCGGGCGTTTCGCATGTTCGGGGGCTGTCATGGCCGACGACACTGCTACCCGGCTGGCCCGCGTCGAGGCCGCGATCAGCAAGCACCGGATATGGCGGTTACAGGCCACATGGTGCGGCGACACCGCCTTGGTGAAGTTCCATGACGGCGAGGTCGACAGGCTGTTGGGCTTGTGGCAGCGGGTCCGTCGCGGCCAGCCGTACACGTTGACCGAGTTCGAGGTCCGTCCTGCGGTGGTCGGCACGGTGACCGAACTGTAGCTACGGCCGCGAGGGCGTATGCGATCCGCATACGCGAGTACAGAGAACGTCCGCCCCATCTGTAGGGCGGTGACCCTGCGCCGCTCTCGCGGCCTGTGGAGGTTGAAATGGCGAAGATCGGAACCGCGCACGTCGAGATCAAGCCCGTCGTCAGCGATGAGGCTTTGGCCGAGGTGACGCGCCGCGTCGCGGATGCCGTGGCCGCTGGTGTCGCGCTAGGTATGGCGCGCCAGCTCGGCGTCACGCCCGTCTCGCCGACGATCTATCCCGGCACGTCATGGCCGCCCGGCACGATCACTTGCAGCACCGACGAGGGCTGATGGCCGCGCACGAGAAGCCTCAGTACGTCATCTACTGGACGTGTCCTGTCGATGGCTGGAGCATCGCACTGCCGGGCGGCGCGATCTTCGAACAGTGGCCGGTTCTGGATCTGCTCGGCGTGGATCTGGCCGAGATCGCTGAGGTGCTGTTCCGGTTCGGTGTCGCATCCTCGGCGCTGGAGCAGTTCGAGGCAACGGTCGAGCAGCATGAAGCTGAGGCGCACGGCCTCGCCGTCGTGGGCTGACATGACCCGTGACCTGCTCCGCCTGGTCGCCGACGTCCTCGCGTGGGGCTGGCGCCGCCGGCTCTGCACGCTGATCGAGTGGCTGCGCCCGGGCGGCGGCCATGACTGGCTGCTGAACGCCGACCCACCCATGTGCCGCTGGTGTTCCGTTTCCCGGATCGAGTGGAGGCTGCGATGAGAGACGCCCTCGCCCTGGCGGTGTTCGTGCTGGTTATCGTCGTGATCCTCGCCCTGCTGCACGTCATCTGAGTGGCCCAGACAATCGCCTGGGTCGCGACACTCGCCGGCTGGGCGTCGGCGTGGACTATCGGCAACCAGCATCACCGCACCGGTTGGGCGCTCGCCGTCGCCACCTCAGCCGCGTGGATCGCCGTGAACGTCGCATACGGCATCTGGGCCGGCGTCATCTCGGCAGCAGTAGCGGCTGGGATCGCGGCTCGGAACTGGCGCGCTGCGTCACTCGACCTTCACATCCCAATCGCCGAACAGACGGAGACGAGTAAATGGCAACCATCACGCCCGTCCAGGCCAGCACCGCAGGCGCCGGAGTCACCTACGTCGCCGCATCCGGAGGCGGCGACACCGTAGCGACCGGCGGTTACAGCAACGTCAAGTTCATGGTCCGCAACGCCAGCGCCGCGAGCATCACCGTGACGTTCACCGGCGTCGTCCAGTGCAGCCAGGGCGGAACGCACAACGTGGTCGTCACCTGCCCGGTCGGTGACACCGAGATCACCATCCCCGGCCAGGCGGTCGGCACGAACGGCAACGCGGCCGTCGCCTACAGTTCGGCAGCGTCGGTCACCGTCGCCGCCATCGCCGGCTGACCATGCCGACCCGCGCACGCGGGCAGTACGACCACACGCACCGCACCGCACGCGCCCGATGGGCACCCATCGTCGACGCGGGACACGCAGTCTGCGCCGAACCGCGCTGCCTGATGCGCAGCCGAGCGATCCAACCCGGCACAGCCTGGGACCTCGCACACGACCGCGAACACGGCGGCTACCGCGGACCGGCACACGCCCGGTGCAACCGAAGCGAAGGCGCGACACACGGCAACCGGCAACGCCGACCGAGGCTGCCGGCATGGTGACCGCAACGAGGCTGCTTTTTTGGGCGAACCGGACACAAGGGACCCCGCTGTCGCGTTTTCCCTCCCCGTTGATTTCGTCAGGATCGAGTCGCTGATGCCCGAGAACCTGGGCGCTCGCGGTCGGCAGTTGTGGGATGCGCTGCGTGAGGCGAGGCCGTTCAACGCGGCGGAGGTAGTGCTGCTCGAGGAGGTCTGCCGGATGGCGGATCGGCTCGACAGGTTCGACGCGGTGCTGTCGGGTGAGGTTGATGCGTGGATGCGGTTGACGCATCGGACGCGGACCGAGGACTACGAGATCCACATCGATGAGGCGGCGGCTGAGGCGCGGCAGCTGGCGGCGACGTTCGAGCGGTTGATCGCGGCGTTGAAGCTGCCGGAGGCGAAGGCGCAGGCCGAGAGGGATGGTATCGGTGACCTCGCTGCTCGACGGGCCGCCCGCCACGCTGGTTAGGGGCGTTCCGTGCCCGCGCATCCTCTACGCGCCGCCGTCGGCGGTGACGTGTGCGGCCGGTGATGAGGCGATCGACCTTGCGGCGTTGGCCGGGCTGCATCTGGACGAGTGGCAGCGGTTCGATCTGCGGCAGGCGATGGCTGAGGATGCTCGCGGGAAGTGGGCGGCGTTCGAGGTCGGTCTCGTGGTGTCGCGGCAGAATGGCAAGGGGTCGATCCTCGAGGCACGGGAACTTGCGGGCCTGTTCCTGCTCGGTGAGCGGCTGCTGATCCACTCGGCGCACCTGTTCGACACGGCAATGGAGCACTTCCGCCGCATCCTCGAGCTGATCGAGGGGACACCGGAGTTCGACTCGCGGGTCAAGCGGGTGTCGCGGTCGCACGGCGACGAGGGCATCGAGTTGAAGTCGGGGCAGCGGCTCCGGTTCAAGACGCGCACGAAGTCCGGTGGCCGTGGCTTGTCGGGTGACTTCGTGGCGCTGGACGAGGCGATGATCCTCGACGACACGGCGGTCGGTGCGTTGATGCCGACGATGGCGGCGAAGTCGGTGCACGGCAACCCGCAGATCTGGTACACGGCGTCGGCGGGTAACCCGGAGTCGTTCGTCCTGGCGCGTATCCGGCGTCGCGCGCTGGCCCGCAGCGACCCGTCGCTGTGCTACATGGAGCACAGCGTCGACGAGGACGTCTACAGCGCTGACCCGGATGCGGTCGCGGTGGACCCGGAGCAGATCGCGGTCGCGAACCCGACGCTGGGTATCCGCATGAGCCTCGACCACGCGCTGCGGGAGCAGCGGTCGATGGACCGGGTGGAGTATGCGCGGGAGCGGCTCGGGGTCGGGCAGTGGCCCGCGGACCCGGATGACGACTGGGTGATCCCGCGGGATCTGTGGCTGACGCTGGCGGAGCCGGCGGAGCCGCCGCGGCCGGTCGGCAAGGTGGCG